GAATACATCTTTGATGATGACGTGTTTTTCAAGTGGAAAGTTAATGGACTTCTTAAATCCAACACACTTGTTGCTATCGCTGGTACATATTCAGCGGAACAGCTTGCTTTGGAATTAAACGACCAGCTAAGCACAGAGTTTGATGGAATTCAATTCTTTGTAAACGATAGTGATGAAATCGCAATAAGAACTACATTTGCGTTTGGTCCTTCCGCAACATTGGAATTTGTTTCCGTTGCAAATGCACTTTATGGTGGAACAGTTGTAAATAGAAATTTAGTGGGAACAAATAATTTCCCTGGATTCGGAACAGGAATGACTGTTGGTGCGACTGCATCTGTCAATGATCGCTATCCAGACGATGGATCTTCGGCAGCAGCCGGGGAATGGGACTTCAGCACTTTTACCACTCCAACATTGTCAGTGGTTGTTGACGGAACAGATAGCATAACAACTGACAATTCAGTTCAATTGATTGATTTCACAGATGCAATAACAGACTTGGGAGACGTTCTAACAACTGCTGAAATTGCAACAGAAATTAATGCACAAGTATTAGATGGAACTCTTCCTGGCGGATTTGAAGCTGCTGGTGGAGGAATCACTGGTCCTAGTTTAGTTGCTGATGCAGCGTCAGCGGCAGACAACTTGACTCTTAGAACTTTGCATCACGGTGCAGACGCCCAGTTGCTAGTTAAGTCAGACAGCGGACTTCAGGTGATGTTCGCCTTTGATAATTTAACTGCAAGCGGATCAAGTCCAAGTGGATCGTCTGGGGCGACTGCGGAAGCAACCTACGGAATCATCTTCGGTGAAGATGCCTCTGTTGGCGACATTAGCATTACATTAAATGCCGATAGTGCTGGCGTAGAAGGAAACAACACGCAAGTAGTTGTGACCAATGACATTGGCGAAGGAGTGTTCTCCTTAGAGATTTATAATAACCTAGCAAATGTAGAGTCTTGGGGCAATCTTACGAAAGATGAAACAAGTAGCTTCTACATTGGAACTTATGTTGATCTAGTTTCGGATTACATATCCATTGTTGACAACACTGACATTGGATCACCACCAGCAGATGGAACTTATACTTTGTCTGGTGGAAGTGATGGAATTCCATCTGATCCAGATGCACAAGATGCATTGCTCATTGGAGACGCAAGAGACTACAGCGGCATGTTCGCCTTGTCCGAGCCAGAACAAATTGACATTGACTTGTTGGCTGTCCCAGGACACTCTTCAACAAGTGTTATTTTGTCTATGATCTCTGTTGTAAGAGACTACAGGCAAGACGCTCTTGCTATCATTGATCCTCCATTTGGATTGACGGTTCAGGAAATCATTGATTGGCAAAACGGAACTCACCCACTAAATAACACAAGATTTGATACTGACTTCGCAGCATTGTATTGGCCTTGGGTCAAGCTTCGCGACAGCTTCAACAAAGTTGACGTTTGGGCACCGCCTTCTGGTTCAATCCTAGCTGTTATCGCAAGATCTGACAGTCTTGCCGCTCCTTGGTTCGCACCAGCGGGCGTTAATAGAGGGGTTGTGCCATCAATAACCGACGTGTTTAGCCGCCCTACCTTGGCTGAGCGTGACGCAATGTATGGAAACAGTAACGCAGTAAATCCAATTGTTCAGTTTACTGACATAGACGGATTCTTAGTATGGGGACAAAAAACCCTTCAAAGGAGAGCGTCTGCTTTGGATAGAATCAATGTAAGAAGAATGATGTTCTTCATTGAAAAAGAAATTAGGCGTCGTTCTAAAAACCTTCTTTTCGATCCGCATGATGACGTTTTTGTAACATCGTTTAAGCTTTTGGCAACAGAAGTCTTAGAGCAGGTTTCAGTTGGTCGTGGATTGACAGACTTTGTTATAGACGCGAGTTCAGAATTAAATACACCAGATGTAATTGACAGGAATGAGTTTAGAGCCAGAATTGGTGTTGTTCCTACAAGAGCGGTTGAATTTATGTTCTTAGAATTCAGCATTCATAGAACTGGAAGCGATTTCACGGAAAGCACCGAATTTTAATCCGCGAGGAACAATAATTAATTAAAAAGGAGGCAATTATGCCAGCCGGAAGACCGATGGGAATGGGCGAATTGGCGTCCCAAGAGATAAGATTCAAAAGAAAGTTTCGTTGGACATTCAAAATCCAAGATGTATGCAACAGCAATGAGGGGATACCTGAATCGTTTGTAAAATTGGCATCACGTCCAAATCTAACAATTGATGAAACAGAAATCAACTTTTTGAATGGAAAAACATGGATTCCAGGTAAAGCAAGTTGGGAGACAATCACAGTGACATATTACGATGTCGCAACCAAAAAGAACAAACCTCTTTGGGATTGGCTTGCAACTGTTTACAACTTTCAAGACAACTTGGGACTTCACCAAGGATCTAACCGACAAGCGTATGCTGGAAAAGCTGTTTTGCAGCTATATGATGGTTCAGGCGGCGTGCTTGAGGAATGGGTTCTAAAGAATGTTTGGCCACAAGCAATTCAGTTTGGTGACTTAGCATATGACTCATCTGAAGAATGTACGATTGAACTAACTTTAAGATATTCAGACGTTAGTTACAATCCAATTTGTCCAAACTTCAAGATCAAGCCATGCCACGAGGCATGTGTTCCCGGTACGCAAGGACCAAGCGAATTTTAATCTTCGCGAGGATGATTTGGATTTAGATTGGATTCAAAATCTACTTATACAAAAGAAAACGCTCGCAATTTATTGCGAGCGTTTTCTATATTATACATGAGGTAATTTATGGCTAAAGTAAAAATGGGTCTTGGAGGTCTTTCGACCAATCCATACTTGTGCTTTCCAAGAAAGTATAGATGGTTAATTGACATCAAAGGCGTTACTCCAAATACATCTACTCCAGCGTTTACCGCTAATCTACTTCCGCCCAAAAAAGGCGCAAGACCATCTGTGACATTTAGAGACATGGAGGCTCAACATCTTTCAGAAACTATATTTTTCCCTGGAAAGGCTGAGTGGAAACCAATCAATCTAACTCTTTGGGACTACAGGACTGATAGTAATGAAAATCCAGTATTTGAATGGCTTAGAACAATGTACAAGCCAGAAAACGCTGAAGGAAATGACATATGGACTCCTTCTGTTCAAGGAGAAGATGAAGGCGACAGATTAAAAAGAACTGCTACAGTATTTATGTTAAATGGTGGAGGGGAAATATTGGAAAAGTGGATATTCCAACATGCATATCCACAGTCCGTGAATTTCGGAGAATTGGATATGGGAAACTCAGAAGTTGTAACCGTAGACATAACGCTAAGATATGATAGAGCCTTCAGGAAAACTGACTAAAGACCGAATCTTTCTGCTTCTTCTGGGAAGTCTTCCTTAAGTATCTCTCGGCATTCTTTTAATGCGTCCTCAAGCTGTTTGGTCTTCCACCCAAGGACTCTACATGCTCCGCTTTTATTAAGACGGCCTCTTTTTGTGTAGACTTTGTTTTCATTTAGTAGCAGTGCTTCAACAAGTTCGCTATAGCCGCATTTCACCAATTTTCGTATTAATTCTTGGCGTTCAACGTCTTCTGTCATATCTTTTGGATTCATACTTTTAATTATACCTTTTTTATATAATCAATTCAACACATTAAAGCTCACTATATCTATTTTTTTGTCCTGGCGAAAAACCTGCCCTATTTTTGGTGCCATTAAACAAAGAATCGCAAACTTGATGCCTTATAAAGTCCAAATACCTAGATTTAAGGTCGTTATAGTGCTTGTGACTTCTATATAACTGCCTAAAATGATTTAATATGCAAGTAGTCATATAATTAAAAGCTGCGCCTTTAACTGGATTGAATCTGTCTATTTTTTCGAAACAAATTAAAACACCTTCTTGAATGGCATCATCAACATCAATGTTTTCAAACTTTTTATATCTTGCTAAGTTTTCAGAAAGAGTTGCAAAGGCATCTGCCAAGATCTCTTTTGAACTTTGATAATCTTCCATTATCTCTTCGTATTCATCGCTTTTCTTCTTCAGAAGCTCTGTCCATTGTTTCTGAGTTTCTTTCTTTGCTTTTCGTGCCTTAAGTCTTTTGAGGGTTAACTTTACATCTTCGATTATTAACAAATACTTAACTTGATCTCTTTTAGAGCATTGAAAAACAGAAATTGTTCTTTCAAAAACTTTATTATCAATATAATGAGCCAAACATCCTCCAAAAAGTAAAAAAGATTATCTATTACATATATGGAGCAACTTTTTAAATTTTATGAATCTTATTAATTCAATACTTCTGATTTTAGAAGATCCAAACTCAGAAAAAGGCTATAGATTACTTGCAAAAAACCTTCGTTCCAATGGAAGGACGCATGAAGCAGACGCCGTTGAATCTCTTATAAATAATGATAACAACACACATAATAACGAAAAATAACGAAAAGACAATTGAGAGATGCATAAAGTCATTATTGCCTTTGCAAGGAGAAATAATAATAAATGATTTGGGCAGTACCGATTCTACTCAACGCATTTGTATGAATTTTGGAATTCGCCCTAAATCCTTTAATGGAAAGGACTTAGGCAAATTAAGAAATCGACTAGTTGAAAAAAGCAAACACGAATGGCAGCTTTATATTAATGCTTGGGAGAGCTTGGAATCTGGGCATCGCTACATCTTCAACAAGCAAAAAGAAGAGGCGGGGGCGTTTAATTTTTTAATTATGGAGGGCAATAACTTAACCAAAGACACACGGCTATGGCACAAGTCTTTGGACCTTAAATTCAAAAACCCTGTGTATGAAACTTTAGACGTTGCGGAGTGGGAAAATACTGAAAATATTATTTTCAGTTTTGGCAATAAAGACTCAAGTGATAAATTAAAAATGTCCCAAAAGTGGCGTCAAGACAGCCCAAACTCAAAAGAAGCGATTTATTATGAGGCTTTGAGCTTTCTTTCTTGTGGAAAATATAATGACTTTGAAAACGTAGCTCGTCATTATCTATTTAAAGAAACTGGCGACAAAAGAAGCAAGACAATGACAAACTATTATCTAGCTACCGTTCTTTCGTTGGTAAATAAGAACCATCAAGAAGCCGCACAAAGGGCTGTTCTGTGCTTGAAAGACAATTGTTTAATGGCTGAGTTCTGGTGCTTGTTGGGCGACATTTATTATAAATTAAACAAATACACCAAATCTAAAAGGTTTTACGAGAATGCCATTCAGTTGGGAGGTCAAAGGCTCAAAGAAGATGATTGGCCTATGGACATTAGTAAGTATAAAGAATATCCAGAAAGCATGATAAAGACATGTCAGGATTTGTTAGACAACAGTAAGATATATGTTAAATAAAACGCCCTACGAAGCAGCCGACTTATAGTAAGCTATTTTTTCTTCGATTTGTTGATGAAGATTTTGAAGCACCACTATATCTTCTTTTGTGTTGCACTTAACGGACTCCATAGCCTGCGATACGGCGTCTCTTAGTATTTTCGGTGTAGCCTTACTTTTTGGGATGTAGTCTTGCGCACCAGCCTTTAGGAACTGCACAGCGACCATTTCATCCCCATGATCGGTTGTTATAATAATTGGAGTCGAAATGCCTTCTTCTCTAAGGCTTTTAACCAAAGAAAGGGTATCACACTCTGGAAGTAAGTAATCTAAGATAACGCAGTCGAAGTCTTCTTTGCATATGTAATCATGCACTTCTTCACAATTTATTGCTTCTCTTACTTTTGCATTGAAAGGCTTTAATGCTTTCAATAATTTTTTGCGATCAGACTCATCGTGATCTGCCAACAGTAATAGCTTTGGATTCACTCTTTAACCTCCTTGGCTCGTTACATTATATAGCAGAAACTTCGATTTTAATACAACACATCAATCTCATTTACGATAACTGTGACATTATCTTCAAAACGAGATGCTTCGACCTGTTTTCTGCCTGGAGGTAGTTTTTTCAATTCTTTTTCAAGATCATTAATATGACAGTTTATTACCATCCAATGGTTCTCTGCGAGCTTCTTGAACTCTTCTTCTTCATTGATCACCTTCTTGCCTGGGAAGTACGCTAACAACTGATCTTTGCAATTTTTGATTATTGCTCTATAGAACTTAGTGTTGCATGGACAATTTGGGTTATTGTTGTATTTCCTTAATTCAGCCTCATATTTTTCTGGTAATGTTTCACGAAATCTTGAATCTCGCAATGCATGCTTAATATCCAAAAGCGTTATCTTCGCCATATTTACCCAACTCTTTTATAATGTTTTCTATAATTTCTTCTTGACTCTCTGATGACTCTTTAGTCTCTTCCATAGGGTGTTTGTTTACTCCTAAAAGTCTTGGAGATATAACACGTCCACATCCAGGGCATTTGAATTTCCTCTTTTGCTTGTACAATTTACCAGTTACAATCTTTCCTGTTTTGGGATCTTTCTTAGGGATTCCGCCAGGAACAGGGCTTGTTTTGACTTCCTTTAGATTTGAAATATCACTGCCATCTGTAATGTGCTTGTAATTGCAGTGGTCGCAATAAAACTGGTAAAGCTTTACTTTGTAATAATCATTTTTCACATTCATTCTAATTCATCCAAATCAATGTTTGTCAACGAGTCTAAATACCCCAAATGACCCGCAGCCCACATTGACAAAAAGCTTCCTGCACAACCATAAACAAGCAATGATAATACGGACAAAAAGGAAATGGTCGAGACACCAAAAACTATTCCTCCGACTAACACTCCACACCAAAACCCAGAACATTGATAACACTCAACCAAACTTGAAAGCCATGTAATGTTATTTTTTGCAATTCTATCTCTGACGCCCGAAAATACTTGACCATCCACAAGAATGTGCGTCATGCCAATTGTGGCCAAAGAAAAAAGTATTATTGATCCCATAGTTTTTTATCTCCAAATTGATATATAAAGGTAATTCGCGTCTCGAAAGAGAGCTACATTTCCGTATTTGTCTATTTCGCACATTCGGTCATCCACTTCATCCAATGGAATCTTATAGTGCTTTGCGGTCTTGTGATCCAAAGGTATAACTTCAACCAAGTCACCAAAATGATCCTCAAGAGAAAGCAAGTCTTCCCCTGTCAAACCATTAAGAAGCTCTAACACGGATCTTTTACCCATGCTTCTTAAAGCAGAGAACTGTTGGGCGAGACGCCATTGATCAAACAAATGCGAATAATTAGGAAGTAAATTTTTTACCCTTTTATCATAAAACATCAGTTCTTCAATATTTTCTATATTTATTGAAATCATACTAACTTAACAACAAGACCATTATACACAAATAATTGAGTATTCAGGAGTATTTTTATGAGCGACAATGAATTCCGTCAAAGGAAAGTAACCCCAGACGACATCGAAAACAGCATGGCGGAAGAAATTAAACCGCTTGATCCAGAGGCGGGATCTTTTCAGTCTGCACCAAAAGAACGGCTTTCGCCCTTGGAAAACGTTGAAAAAACACAAGAAACAATAATGAACAATGAGTCGGCAGCAAAATTTAGTGGACCAATGCCACTCGAAATGCAAAAAGCAATTGCGGAAAAAAGAAGTCAAGATGAAGCAGATTTTCAACAGTTTGATCCAAAGTCTGAAAAACAAATCCCTCAGCAGCATCAAGAAGGGGTAAAACCTCCACAGTTTAATATGACATCTCAGCCACCTGCTCAACAGCCAAATTCAGCTAATCTAAGAGCAACTGGAAGTCCTCAATTAGAAGAGTTGTTGTCTCGCGTTACAGTCGCTAAGACTTGGGACGAAGTTGTGCTACCTTCTAAAGGAGTTGGATATGGAGGAAGACTTCCTGGCGGAATATTAAACATACGACCAATGACAGGCGAGGAAGAACAAATTTTGGCAACGCCAAAATATGTTCGCTCCGGCGCAGCGATGAACATGATCTTTAAGAGATGTATTAAAGAGGATGTAGATCCAAGCCTACTTCTTACTGCTGATCGAACATTTTTGCTAATCTATCTACGTGGTCGCTCTTATGGAAATGAATATGAGGTAGAAATTCGTTGCTCAGAATGTGAACACAAATTCAATAACGTAATTGATCTGGGCAGTGACGTACTTGTAGAAGATTGCCCTGATGATTTTAATGTTGAAGGCTTACATGGAGAACTTCCGCAAACAGGGCTTAAATTTTCTTACCGTTTGTCAACCGGAAAAGATGAGCTTGAGTTACAACATCATCGTGAAAATCAAACAAAAGATGCAGGAACATTCGATGATACCTTGTCATTCCGATCTGCTCAACTTCTTACCAACATTGAAGGTTTGACTGACAAAAGAGAAATACAAATCCTTATAGACAAACTTCCTGTTGGGGATGTTTCTCATATTAGAAATCTTGTAAACGACACTCCATTTGGGGTAGACACTAAAGTTGGAATGTCCTGCCCAATGTGCTTGCATGAGTTCGAAGTTGAGATGCCAATGGAAGCAAATTTTTTCTTCCCCCGCCAAAAAAAGGGGTAAATGGGGAGATAGACCCTAATTCTCCAAGCAAAGAATTAGGAAACAACTTATATGAAGAGGGTTTCTTTTTCATGTACCATCTTCATCAGCAGATTTCAGAATTTTACAAAATGACAATCTATGAAAGAAAATGGCACATTTATAGGTTTATTGAGCAAAAAGAGAAAGAAAACGAAGCAATAGAAAAAGAAAGAAATAAAAAATAATAGCCCTAAATAAAGTATGGCTATTAAAGAACGTTTGCAAAGTCCAGTAACAGGTGACACGATCACCCTTCGTCAATTTGTTTTCAATTCAAATGGGAAAGCAGATCCAGAAGAGTTTACAAAGGTTGAGATTTGGTACTGTGACCCTGCCGAGGTCACAGAGATAAATCCTGATGGACGTAGGCTAATTGAAACCATAGAAGCCGCCGACATAACAAGAGATGATGTTGGTGAATACAATGTATCTGTAGCCACAGCAGCACCTCTTTACAATATAGGGAAATACGTTGACATTTGGTTCTTGGTGTATGAGGCTGGAGAAGCTTTAGAAAATCGGTCTACATCAATGGAAAGTCGTTTTGAGATATTTCCAGACCTTTGGTACACGACTGAATTTCCTGTTGTATATGATTTTGAATTTAGATTTACACCAAATCGTGTACGAAAAGGTAGCTGTAAATTTTTGCAGGTAGAAATTATACCAAATGTACCAAGAGCTTCTGACCTAGAAAGATACTATGAAAACCTAGCAATATATACTGATCTGCTGGTTTCTATTGAACAAAAATGCGGGGATTGCCTGCCTGCCGAACGAGACTTAAGGTTGATTGCTGATTGCGAATCTGTAGATTATTCAGAGAAATGCGTTGGCTTTTATCGTCTAGATACAACAGATCTTGATTGCGGAATTTATGACATATGGTTTACCCTAAATTTTGGCGACAACACATATGTTAGCGATTCAATGCAGCTACAAATTTATGACTAAATCAATCAACTACTGTTTCAAGTCATAACTTTTTTCTAATGGAGGATCAATGTCTGATTCTAACAATAAATCTGTGCGATCATCTCTACAGATTGATAAAACTTTAAGCCGCTAACTAGTAGTTGGTTGGTTCTAAGCCCCATCGTGACTTCCTCGCCACGATGGGACTTTTTATTTGCCAGTCCGCATTTCTCTTTCGCTGTTGAAACTTCTTTTTGACATATTTTTTCGACTCACTTAACATTTGCCTGTTTTTGAAGTATAATAGGATCAGAGCATGTGTAGCGGACAAAGATCTGTCACTAGCAGTCATCTTTGACACCACTCAAAGGATGGAAAGACCAATCATACTTTCAATCTTTTGGCTAGTTCTGAAACCTTAAAGGGAGTACGTTTGGGTGCTAGTCCTGTCCCTTGATAGATTTCTGTCTAGGCATTTTTTCTACAAAAGGAATAGTTCTCTGCTCGGTAGAACTTGGACTTTATAGAAAGAATGCCTCTCCTTTCGGATTAAGCGGGTCGATGCGAACAGGGCTTATTACTGGCAATGCGATAACATAGCCTGTAATAGACCCGCTTAATTCTTTCATTCAACATTCCTTGGAACATCTTCTAACTTCGCTCCCTTAGCCTTGGATTTCTCCTTGGCTTTTTTTATAGCCAATTTCACTGCTCGAACTGACTTATCAGCCATTCCTTTGTGGCATCCAAATTCTTCCATTTCTTTTACTGTATGAAGTCGATTAGGACTCATTGAGTCATAAGTCGTGTATTCTTCAGTTTTTTCGTTATATGAATGCATTTTAGGCACATATAAGCAGTTTTCGCATAATATTTTATATTTACGCCCATCTATAAATGGTCCGCTAGAGTAGCGAGAGGTAAACACTTCAAATTCTTGTTTGCACAAATGGCAATGATAGTCATCCATAATATACTATTTTAATAAGAACGCCCATAAATAAAAGGGTATTAGAAAGGAAATAAGGAGTAATTTTACAATGGGCGAATTTAAAGATTTTTTGATAAACGAAAATTCAATTCATTTGGGTCACAAAATGGGCGATATTCTTAACGCCATGCAGGAACTAGAAGAGGAAGGTCAGAACATGGGCAAGAGACAGGTGGTAAAGCACTCTGAACGCCTCGTGTCAATGATCCGACGCATTCTACACTCTAACTGGCCTAAGAAGAACCAACGCCATTTAGAGGGTCTACAGAAGGTTGGAGTGGCTATCATGAAAACCATTGAGGAAAAAGGGGAGCTATCTGACTTGCTGCCTAGTGCGAACAGCGAACTACAAAAGATTCTATCAGATATGAAAGTTCCAATCAACCAAGTTGGCACACCAGACGGAGATAGAGCCAAAGATAAAGACAGCGTTGATAAAGAAATGCACGATAAAGAGAATGCTCCTCCAACCGCACCTCCAGATGGAGACGGACAAAGCCCCCCTGGACAACCAATGCCTCAAGATGCTACAATGGATCAAATGCCTCCAGCAGCCCCAAATGCTGGTCCTGGCGCTCAAGTACCTCCACAACCAGCCCCACCGATGTGAACTACCCCGACCCTAAAGAAAAAACTGTGACAATCAATAAATAAGATATGAGTTTCAAGAAGTTTTTCATAAATGAATCCAAGCAAGAGATTGTTCGTCTTGGGTATCCTGATGTTGTGGCTAAGATATTGCATGCTGAATTCGGCAAAAACGCTTTCCTTATAGGAAGATGGTTTATAGAATATAGGTTTGGCGACCAAGAAATTCCAGGCAATTGGTGGCTTCAAGCGACATCATCCTTTCACGAAATAGCGTCTTTGTATGACTTGACTTACTTGTATGGCGCAACTGATAGTGTGGATGAGTATTTAAAAGCACTAGAAAAGCTGGAACTGAGTAAAGACGATGATGAAATTTACGATGACATGTACTTAAAAGATCAACGCGATCATTTATTCAGACAAATCGAAGGTAAGTTTTTTGAAGAAACATTTTTTAGAAACACGATGATCAAAGACATTAAAGAGGAAAGGTTAAAAAATGTTGGTCCATACAAAAAAATGAAGTTCAGGGATGCTCAGGATGCGTATGATAAAAAGAGGGTTTTTGAAGATAGAAAGCCTCTCAAAAAATACAAAAATGGCTACAAGTGGATAGATGTTGGAATGAGATGTCAATTGGTTGGCAATCAAATGAAGCATTGTGGAAGCACTGGGCTTATGAGCATGGATAAAGACAGAACTATGCTTGTGTTGTTTGGTCCAGAAAACACATCACACGTTACTGTGACATACTCTCCTAACGAAGGGCGAATAAGCGGCGATGTTGGTGTTGGAAGTTCGGCAATTAAACCTAAATATCACAAATACGTGCTAGATTTAACAAAAATATTAAACGCCAATTTTGATACTGGTAGATCAAAATCTAAATTACTATCATTGAAGTATATTTTAAGGGATAAGACAGATCAAATCGAAAGTCTAAAAGGCGGCACTATATACGACGAATATTTCAGATTTATACTACAAGGCAAAGAATATTACACAAACGGTTACAGTGTTGCCACAAAGGAAGACTTGGATAGGCTGAAACAAGCAATGTCAAAAGGAGAGATAACACTTAGGTCCGATGCCAGATCTCCTGTGGCAAGTCTGTTCAATGCACACAATAAAGATATGATACAACATGTGTTGGGAATTAAATTCATTCCGTTAAATTCATTTGCATCTTAAAGGGAAACTAAATGGAAATCATAGACGATTCTCATAATGAAGAAACAATAGAAATCATTGATAAAATGATGTGTATTGAAGAAATGACCAAAGAACAAAGCGAGCGATTTGAAATACTTGTCGATGCCGTGGAAGAATATGAGAAAGATGTAATGAAAGTTGAAATACGTCATAAATGTCATGGCAAGTGGAGAGACTATCCATCCGTCGCTTGCTCCTGTTGTCGAATGCCAGATGAAGTTGAAGATCGCGAATTAGGAGAGCCACCAATGAACGCCATGTGTCCCAAATGCTTTGGAGAATGCAATAATTGCGAAACCTGCAATGACACTGGATATGTTGATGTCAATTTTGCAGAAGGAACTTATTACACAAGGCAGTGCCTTAATTATGAAACGTGTGGATTTCTTAATGGAGGATGTTTAAATCCAAAAACTATCCATCCTGAAAATTGCCAAATATGCGATAGTCCTACAAAATGGACAAATCCTGATAACATTCCCGAAGACTATGAAGAAGCATGGCGAACACCTGAAAACAATCACAAGTGGGAAATTAAATCAAAAGATAGAACAATTGAAAGACTCAAAGAGAAAAATAAAAAACTTGTAGAAATAGTCTTAAATTTAGCTCCAGGTGAAACGTCAGTAGAAAACGCTCAGCTACTAAGAGTATGCCGAATATGCAAAGGAGAAGCAAAGCCTTCAAGAGAATTGGGTGCATTTAAGTATGGCTTTGGGAAAGAACACGCACATGAAAAATGCATTGATGCAATAAAAGCTCCAAATGATGAAGAAGTCTATGAAACAAAAAATAATACCGCCATTGGCATGAAGCCAAGCAGTAGTCATACATTTCGGAAGCAACTTGATCCAAATGGGTCTGGAGAATACGGATGGTTTAACGATATTGGCGAAAAATTATTTGAGTAATAACAATAAATACAACTGACACCTAGAGCCAGAAAAACTCATTAAAATATAATTTTTGATGGGTTTTTTCTATTTTAAATTAATGGAAATAGAAATAGATGACATTTTGGAAGATGCAGAGAATGAAAAGAATAAGAAAAAGCGTGTAAATTCTAATGCCAAAGGCAAAAGATATGAACGGGCAGGGGCAAAACTGCTAAAAGAACGCTTTGGATTCGAATTCAGTAGAACCCTTGGAAGTGGAAACCGATGGTCGCAAACATCATATCTACCTGCCCATGCTCAAAAAACATTCACTGGAGATCTAGTCTGCCCAGAAAACTTTTTGTTCGTAATGGAAATAAAAGGTGGATATGATGACATCGACCTTCATACAGCGTTGTCCAAAGGAAGCCAAGCCATGATTGATAAATGGATTAAGCAATCTCAGGATGAATCTGATCGGTCTGGTCTTAAGCCTCTTATCTGTTGGAAGAAGTCGCGGAAAGAATGGCTGGGAATTATAAAGAAAGAAGATGCAAAAAAAATAAACGCCCCAATATTCATGGAATACAATGGGTGGTTAATTATGCCATTAAGTGACATCCTCGCTATGAAGGACGAATTCTTTTTCAGTGATGATTAGCCGTATTCACTTTTGAAAACTCCTTAGCAGCAACAACAAGACCATTAAACAATGGTGCTGGGGCGTTTAATTTACTTTTAAATTCTGGGTGTGCTTGAGTTGCTATGAAATAAGGATGCGACTCTTTAGCAATTTCAACAATTTCCACAAGACCTGATTCAGGGTTTTTGCCCGAGACAATCAAACCCTTCTCTTGTAATTTTTCAATATAATCATTATTTACTTCGTAACGATGTCGATGTCTTTCACTTACCGTTTTCTTTTTATAAAAGGACGCAGCCAAAGACCCTTTTTTCAATTCGCAATCATAAGCTCCGAGTCTCATGGTTCCACTCTTTTTTTCCAGACCTTCTTGTCCAGGGATGAAGTTAATTACTGGATTATATGTATCTGTGTTGAATTCAACACTGTCAGCATCTTCTATTCCAAGAACATTGCGAGAATATTCAATTACAGCGCATTGAAGTCCAAGGCAAAGTCCCAAGAAAGGAATTCCTTTCTCTCTGACGTATCGTATAGCTTTTATCTTTCCTTCTACTCCACGACCATCAAATCCTCCTGGCACTATAATTCCATGCATTCCTTCAAAAGAATGATGCACATTCCTCATTCCATTATGTGCTTCTAAGTCCTCGGAATTAACCCATTCAATGCTTATCTTAACATCATTGTATAGCCCAGCATGGAATAAAGCCTCTTTCAAAGAATGATATGCCTCATCACAGTTATCGTATTTTCCAAATACTCCAATTTTTAAAGTTGGCAAATCTTCATTAAGCTTATCAAGTGCTTCTTTGTATTTGTGTATTCTGCAACCGTTTCGTCTTAGGTGAAACTTGTCAACAATTAAATCATCAATGTGTCTCTCCCAAAATTCAATAGCTACTTGATAGATGGATTTCACGTCTGGTGCGTCAAAAACATTAGATCTAGGAACATTAGTGATGCCCGCAACTTTATCAAGCATCTTTTCTGGCACTGGTCTATCTACACGACAAAGCATTACGTCTGGTTGCAGTCCGTGCCTTTGGAGATCTTTAACACTGTTTTGAAGAGGCTTAGTCTTAAATTCTTTGATGGTTGGCACCCACAAGATAGGAGCTACCATGACAATCATTACGTCTTCTTGGTTGTCGCATCTAAATTGACGAATTGCCTCATAGAATGCCCCACTCTCAATGTCTCCAACAGTTCCTCCGATTTCAGCGATGACAATATCTGCTGTTTCTCCAAGGTCTGTTAATCTTTTGTGAATTTTATCCGTGACATGAGGGATAATTTGAACGGTCTGACCAAGATAATCACCTCGCTCCTGTTCTTCAATCAATTCTTTGTAAAGTGTGCCAGAAGTGCATATGTTTGCTTGCGAAACAGTGATTCCCGCTATTCGTTCATAGTGACCTAAATCTAGATCAGCTTCAGTTCCATCATCACAAAGAAAACATTCCCCATGCTCTCGGGGGGCAAGAACCCCTGCGTTGATGTTCAAGTAGGGATCAAACTTAATGATTTGAACTGAATGACCTCTGAGTTTCATCAAAAGACCGAGAGAAGCTGCTGATACGCCTTTCCCTGTTCCAGAAATAACACCGCCAGCAACAAACATGTATTTCGCCATAAATCTACTACTCCATTAAAATTCACAATCAGACCATTGCATTGTAGCAGTTAAATTAGTCGTTGCAAACTCGAATGATGAATAAAATTTTGATTAATTTTTGTAAATACAGAATAAGCCATTTGGAGGATCAAAGAATGAAAAACGCTTGGTTGGAATATGCTGAAAAAAAAGATGAAAGCAAACAAACTAAATGGGACAAACTATTAAGAGAATACATAGAATGGCTTGAGAAACAATCGAACTGTTATAACTGAAAAAACCAGTTGTAAAGAATTTACTTTACAACTGGTTTCAACATGATCTTACATTATCTCGCAAGCTCCACCTGCACAAGCGATTGTCTCATTGAGTTTTACGTTATTTTCTTCCTCAATAAGCGTTGTGTAATCAACGTCAACATATTCTCGCTCTAGATCATTCCAAAGCTTCCAATTATGCACGTCTTTTAGGCAGTATGTCATTTTCTTAATATCGCCTTCAAAGTATCGCTCTGCAAACTGGTGCGATCTTCTAATCCAGTCTTTTCGTTCTTCATATTGTTCAAAAGCTTTGTGAAACTCTTTTCGTGCATTTAGATTTAAAATTTCACAAGCTTCTTCAACTTCATCAGGGAGTTTAGGTTCTTCCTTTTCCAAAAGATCAAGATTAAGTGTCCAAGAACACGCTTTCCATAGATCTTTTTGAAACACCCTTAATCCATCAACAATTAAACCAGAAGCGAAGCTGCTCCCTGGTCCATATATTGAAGAAATTTCTACATGGTTCCTCACAGTAACCATTGGTGCTTGTGGGTAATCTAAATCTCCTGACGTAGGCAGCAAAGAAATTCCTGCGAAGTTCTTCCTGTTCTTGAAGATAAAATCTGTAACCTCTTCCCATTCATTGGGATCAACGTTAATAGTGTTGCTCACATTATGTACAAGCCAAGGTTGAGTACATCTTTCTTTGACTGTGCCTGGAACTACCCAATTACGTTGCGTGGACTTCACTATTTCCAACAAATCTAAGGCTGGCAGGTCGTTTTTAACTCTAGCTCCTTTAGGAACATCAATGAGAAATGTTACAATTTCATCCGTGTCATTTGCACTCCACACAGATTTTTCAACCGCTCTTGGATTGCTTCTCTTAAAATGTCCCAGAGGAGCTTCTAGGGCGTTCGCCTGTTGCCTTCTGAAATATCTCCTCGCATGGTGGGCATGAATGCCACTAGCCGTCCCTAGCACGCATGAGGTGCTTCCTGCGGGCTTTACGCATGTGCATCTAGCTGCTGGGTTTATTCCAATAGCTTTTGCCATTTTTTCATTAGTTTTAACAACTAACTTTGCCATTTTTCTTTGCATTTTAGGATTTAATAAGACATCAGGATTGTCTTGCATTCCTGTAATTGAAACTCCCAACAACGCTTCTCTGGCAACGATCTTCTCTGTTGTTTTTCCTAAATATTCAAAACTTCCATATCCAGCTTGACATGTGCCAATAATAGCTGCTGCTACTGTTGCTTTCGCAAAACTCTCTTCGTCAATACATTTTTTACCATTAATCTCGCAAAGATTACAAAAACTGAATCCAGATTTCCCCGTTTCTTCATCTACTGGCCACATCGAGATTTCGACGCAAGGATTTACAAGAAGTTCTGTAGAGTCCGACCAAACAAATCCTGGTTCGCCAAATTCCTTAACATGACCCATTAACTTGGCAAACTCTTCCTTGGTTGTTTTATTTCTCAACAACAAAGCAGAATTATTAGCCCTTGCACGTTGTGGGTTTTCATTAAACCAATTGCCAGTCTTGGAAGTTGCCATCTCTTCATCATCAGGAGAAAATACGCAAATACAAGCGGATCTTCTTACTCCACCAGACAAAACTGCGTCTGAAGCGTGCATAATGATGTCATAGGCATCAATGGGGCGTAATTTTTTTTGTCCATTGGAGATACAGCGATTCAAAAGAGTTCTTATAACTTCTAAAGATCTCATAAGAGGCTCTGGTCCAGGTGCTTTGCCAACACCTGAAGAAAGCAGAGATCCTTTTGGTCTAATCATTGAATAATCAAAAATGACTTCATGCCCCTCCCATTGGCTGTACTGCTTGTGAGGCATATGTGTTGCCATTAGGATGCCCAATGCATCAGCCCATCCTTCAATTGTGTCTGGAATGATGAAGGTTTTCTTGGGGCGTTTTTTATTAAGGTCGGTATAGAAGTTTGGGAGCTTTTCAATATGGTGCTTTTGCACTGAAAAACCAACTCCACAGCCACACAGAAGGAGCCAAAATGACTCTTGAAAAAACCTAACTCGATCACAGTAAGAGACTGTGCAATTGTAGATTCTGCTGTTTTTCTTTTCGATAGGAGAGCCGCCATACTGCAAGGCTCGTTGAGATCCTAAAACTCGTTTTTGTCGTACTTGTTCAAACGACCATCTTATTTCTTTTTCTATTGTCGGATATTTTCTGATGTGCATGTCGCGGACGCGATCTACTGCTTCATTCCATGTTTCTCTTCTTTTTTTCTGTTCATCGTATCTTGCATACTTACTTATGTAAGTGTATTCCTGAAGTGTCTTTATCGACATTTATTTCCTCGCATTCATATTGTTTAGTGTCCAATCTGGTTCGCGGCTGGACTACTATCTAAGTGTTATCAATTTAAAAAATACGCCCAATAAAAATAATAATTTATGGTTGGATAATTAGTATAACAATAGTGGTGTTTAAAGCAATCAAAATCAAAATTTTATCTATATAAAAGTATGAAAAGTTTCTTAACATTCACGGAAGACGTTAACTTAAAGAAGATAAATAAATCTTTAGATCACCCTTGGAAGTACGCTAGAGATATGAAATCACTGGAAAATGAAACACAATTGAAGCGTGATGAGATATTAAAGTTGATAAAAGAAAAGCCAATTAATGTTTTCACATTCAAAGGCGAAGAATATGTTGGGTTATCGGATAGGAAGCCTGAGTATGAAAAGGACAAAAAACTAGGGATAAATCCTTTTGAGTCAAATTATAAAGGTGACGAACACCGTGATAAAATGAACAATGGAAAGCCTAGATTTAGACAGTCCTAGTGACGCCATCCTTCATTTCTAGCGTTAACTCTTCACATCCATCTAACATTTCTTGTAAATCCCTCTCATGAGTCGTAACAAATACGGTCTTGTCCTTAGCAAGTTCGCAAATCATGTCATAAATTGCTGGTATTCCAACTGCATCTACGCTGCTAGAGACTTCATCTAGGAAAAGCATGCTTGGCGAACATCCAGTGTTTAATTCCATTACGTAAGCAAAGGCTTGCGATATAGCCAAATTAACTCTTCTTTTCTGACTTCGCGACAACAGACTATAAACAAATTTGTGTCCATCACTTGGATTCCTTTCAATTGTTTCATCCAATTGATCATCGAATTTCAAGGAGAAGTTTCCCATCAAAATGTGCATCCAATAATTTATTCTAGAATTAAGTGCTGGTGTGATGCCATCTATGATTTTCTTTCTGATCCCATTATCACCAAATGCAATCTTGTAATAATTCCAATATTCCATTTCGTCTTCCGCTTTCTTTACTTCATCTTTATGATTCTCTCTAATTGAAATTCTGCTTTTATATTCCTTCTCTGCATCGACAATTATCTCCGCATATGGGCTTGGACCTTTAATCTCCTTTACTTTCTCTAATCCCTGTGCTTTTATAGCGTTTATTCTTTCTTCCAATAAACGATTGTCCGTACTTACGTTTGGCTCTTTTATTTTCTGCAACTTTTGAACTTCTAGTCTAATTGTTGCCAATTTGTTGGAGTTTTCGCTTCTTTTGCCATTAGCCATACTCAACTTTTCTTCTATATTGGAAATCATGGAGTCATATTTTTCTTTTTCGGCACACATGTCTTTAGCTTTGGCTTCCCACTCTTCAATCGCAGACTGACACTCCTTGGACTCGGCATCTGCCTTATCAAGAACATGTTGAAAGTTGCTAGAATCTACTGTTCCCAAGCAAGTTGGACACTTTCCATCACTAAACTCAAACCGTTTTTTGCTTACTTTTAGGTCGTGTATTTTGTGCGAACTGCTGTCAATGGTGTGCTGCAAATTTGCCAATTCGGTTTTTAATTTATTGCTATGATTACGAGCGACTTCTACCTTTTCGTTTCCTTGGCTTATAATTCCATCTAATCTAACAATTACATCATTTATGTCTGGCACAGATTTGCTCAACACAGAAATTCTGTCTTGAGCGGCATTGTATTCCGCTAGTGCGGCACCTTCGTCAGAATTGGCTAATTTTTTCTTTAATTCAATGGACTGATTTTTTAAATTTTCAAGCGTTCTCCTTTGCTCGGACAGCCAATCCTTCTCTTTTGTTTTTGCTTTGTTAAATCTATCTTCTGCCATTTGTGTTTCATTTATAGCAGCCTCATAATCAACGCACATTTGATCAATCGCAGCCTGAAGTTCCTTGCGAGACTGCTTTACAATTTCTGCGTATTCCCTATAAACCTCTAACGACAAAAGGTTTTCAATGACCTCTCTTTTCTTGCCTCCATCAGCTTCCAAAAAGGAATTCATGTCATTGTCTGTAAAGACCATCAATTTAACAAAAGTGTCGTAATTAAGACCCAATTTTTCTTCTATTACGCCTTGTGTTCCTTTGCCAACAGTTAAATCTGTTTCATCATTCCAAACCCCTTCTGCGCTTTCCCATATCTGAATTGAATTTGGTTTTCGTTTTCGCAATACACGAAAATCCCCCCAACGAACTTCAACCTCCAGACCCTTTCCTGATTTATGAATTGCTGCATCTAGCTTTGCGTTCTTTTTGAGAGTCTTTCCAAAAAGAGCATATGTAATTATCTCTGGAAGCGTGCTTTTGCCGACTGCGTTAGATCCATATTTTCTTTTGCCCTCTGGTCCGTTTTCATCTTGATAGTCTAAGTTCCGACCAGTTATATGAACTATTCTGCCTCCTTTTTGCAAATCTATCTCAACGCCTTCTTCTCCAAAGCAGATGAAGTTTTTCGCTCTCATGTATTTGAAATCTAAGTTTTTAATCATTTGTTTTCTGCTTTATTTAAAATTTGCTTTCCAATTTGAAGCAACTTGTCAGGGTCAAGTCCATCAGATCCAACTTCTTTGATGTACTGCTCTAGCATCCCTTCCTTTTTGTAAAGTATGGATTTAGCTTCTTCAATTACATGAGTAGAGTCTTCTTTTGGATTCTGCTTTATTTCTAAAGAGCCAACATTGTGTTTGGTCGTTATTTTTTTCTTTATGTCAATTAAGTCTGATGAACCAATATCATCTACAACAACACGAATGAAATTGTTCTCTAAATCATATTTGTCCAAGTCAGATTCAGGTATTATAAAGTGCTGTGGGCTGAACGTGTTTTGAACATACTCTCTCTCATCAGTTTCCGTATCGTAAATAATGATATGCTTGTGCTGAAATGCTTCGCCAAAACTAAGCTGAAGAGGAGATCCAACATACTCCACAGTATCAGATAGTTTTTGTTCGGCGTGGTAATGACCTAAGAAAACACGTTGCCACCCATTAAATATGTCCGCTCCAACTTTAGTCATGTCTCCATCATGCTCAATAGAGACATCGGCTTGAGTGCCGTGCATGACATTCCAAATTGCTCCATCTATAGCAAGATGACTAAATAAAATGTCTCCATTAAGATCCTTAAGATCTTCGATTGGGTTGTGGGTGTAAGGCAAGAAAGCAACTTGCTTGCCAGCGATTGGATATGTAGCAGGGTATGCAACAGTTGTTACGTTTGGCAATTCAGAAAATACCGCAACACTGTTTACGTCACATTTTTCATGAAACCATAAATCATGATTTCCAAGAAGCAAAAAGATGTCGAACTTGTTCTCGTATGTGTACTTTTTAAAAATATCAAAAGTAAGCTGATACGTAATTAGATCTATCTTCTGCCTGTCATGAAACAAGTCTCCTGCGAATATTACCGATTCGACATTGTTTTCTAACGCAGTTTCAAATACCCATTCCAACACTTTAAGACAATCATCTCGTCTAGCTGCACTATTCTTATGGGCGTGGATGTGCAGATCACTGAAAATTAAAACTTTAGCCATACGAACCATTCTACTGAAAACGAAATCCAAAACAAGTTTAAAATTAAAAACGCCCCAATAAGGGGCGTAAATTTAATCGGAAATGGCTGTCAACAACTTAATGATTTAAGTGTTTTGTTTGCGGTGCTTCAACTGGCTTTTTTTCTTCTTTTTTGTCATCTTTACCGCCATCCATGACCTTCTCTAAAGCTCCCCATACATCAGTTGGAGTCATTGGAAGAGTCTTTTGTGGTTGAGCAGCAGCAGGATCTCCTCCCATTGGTGGTCCCATTGGTGGTCCTCCCATTGGTGGTCCTCCCATGCCTCCTCCCATTGGTGGTGGACCGCCCATGCCTCCCCCTGGTGGGCCTCCTGGTGGTAATCCCCCTGGTTCGCCTAAACCTCCTGCTGGACCGCCAGGGCCGGGAGGTGCTTCACTTAACAGAAAAAATTCTTTGAAATTCATACTACTCTATATAGGATGCCGGAAATCGAATATTTTTTAAAAATATAATCACTAATTATGATCAAAATCAAAAAATGCAAACACGGAGCATTCCTGTATCCAGACACAGACATTTACATAGGCAAATCATTAGACACCTATGGAGAGTACGCATCAGCCGAACTTGCCATGTTCAGCAAATTTATCAAACCAGGGATGGTAGCAGTTGACATCGGGGCTCATATCGGAGCTATCACAGTCCCTTTAGCACGCATGGTAGGACCGAAGGGAAAAGTCATGGCATTTGAGCCACAACGGTACATTTACTACCATCTGTGCGCTAATGTCGTGTTAAATAATCTAATGCATGTCAAATGCAATAATGTCGCCGTAGGGGAAACCAACAAAAAAATAGAAATGCCTGAATTGCCGTATTTAGACTTCGATGACAACTACGGCAATATTAAGGTTTACGGCAATAATGGCGACAACAAAAGATACTTGGTACAACAAATACGCCTTGACGGACTAAAGTTTGATAGATTGGACTTTATCAAGATAGATGTAGAACGAATGGAGTTAGAAGTCCTCGCTGGCGCTAAGGATACTATCAAAAAACACAAGCCTGTTATATCAATAGAGGCTTTAGCCAATTTCGAAACTATGGTCAATTTGCTCCAATCTTGGGGCTATACTTGCCACCCATACGCCAGCCCATTGTATCATCAGGACAACTTCTTAGGAAATGCCGAGAATGTGTTTGGGAGAGATGAAAATTATGATATATTAGCACTTCCTCCAGGGACGGAAGTTGGCGATGCCTTGGATGTGCCAGGAATCAAAAAGAACACAAAGTATGTATCTTAACAAAATCGAATATTTTTCAAAAATCCATTTGACTTTTGGCTACGAGAAGCATATATTTGTTTAACGCCCGACAGAGCGTGCCGAGTGGTTCGGCAATCTGTAGTAGAATGTAGTACGTAGAATGATCGTAGAGATCGAAAGAGGTTTAAGATGAGTTACGAAAGTAAGATTGATGCTGCGCGTAAATTGATTACCCAGCACAACGAGTCCTTAGGCAAGGATTCAGAAAGCGTCAACTTTGATGTATTTTTAAGCCACCTGAAAAATTCAGGCGGCACTTCTGAGGCGATTCTCGCCGCATGTACCTGGGAAGACTTAGAGAATTGTGGACTTCCACGCCTCCTAGCCCGTTCTGTCGCTGGCATTTTTCGTCAGCAAGCGGAAACAATTGGGACATGGGCTGATGGCGCACAACAGATTGTCGTTGTTGATGACGATCCAGAAAAGCAAGCTAAAAAAATGAAGCCTGCTGAATTGGTTGCTGCGTATGATTTGGAAGAGACGGACAATCCTGTTGGTGAACGTCTGCAACAAATCTCTAAAGGGCGACGTTTTATCGTCTTTACAGACGATGGACAAGTGAACGTCCCAACGTCTCAAGCCGAATTGCAACGTCTTCGTGATAATTATCCCGAACGACAAACTGTTACTGTGGAAGGAAGCCCAGAGCAGTTGCATCGCGTTGGTGATCGTCCTGATCGCTATGTTGATGAACATCCTGTGTTCCGAGGAACGCCTTTGAATCCAGATGGAACGTCTGACAAAGGAATTGCTTGGGCTAGTCTTGATCTAGAAATTCGTCAGCTTGTGTATCTCGCAATTTACGATACTCGTGAATTGAATTCTGATACGTATGATGAACATGATCTGTTCGATATTGTCAGCAATGGCTTTGATCGAGTTGCATCACGTTATCCAAAAGCTGTTATAACTTTCAAGGATTTAAGTAAATTGGGAAATCTTCCAAAGCTTAAAATTCAACTTGGAAGTGCTGGATCAGACGGCGGAACAAACAATCCGTTTGGAACAAATAAGTCCTACTAGAGGCAAAAGATAAACCGCCCCCGAAGGGGCGGTATATCAACACATCAACAATAATAAATGAGGAATAATGAAAAATCATTGGACGTATTTAAGTGAATGGGATGAAAAGCACAAAGACTCCGAATTCGGAAAGTGTCCTACATGCGGCTATAAAACAATCCTAAGTGGAGGATATTATAGCACAAGGTGTCCAAACGGATGTGCGAAACGCAATTACCCTTACGCTCAAGGCTACTAAATCAATCTTACAAGGAAAATTTAAAATGAAAAAAGATACAAAATTTGACGAAAACAAATTAAACAAAATTAAGAAGCAAGTCATCGTAAAAAAGAAGGGTGGCTTGGAGCAAGCAAAAAAAGAAGCTTCTGAAAAGCAAGAGAAATCTTTTAATGCAAAATATGGCGAAGGAAAAATGAAAGTCAATGGAGTAGCATGTAATTTAAACATGCCTCCAGCGATTAAATCTGTTAAAATGGACAACGGAGAAGAAATGGTTCAAGGACTGCCTGGATATGGAGTTAGAAAATCCTTTGTTGTCGATGAATATCCAGCATGCCCTGTAAATTGGGAACATGGATCTGATTTAGCAAGCAGCTATTTCATCCCAATCAAAGAAGATCATGGCATGTGGCTGGACTTTAATGAATGTTGTGGACATACACATCAGGTCGCAGCAGTCGTTTCTGTTCAAGGAGTCAATTCCGTTACTGGACAAAAGACGGAAGTTATTCAATTGGAGCAATATAAAAAGAATTGCCCAGTTCATGATAAGCCATTTGCTCAAGATAGATTTTGCGAAGATTGTGGCTACAAATGGCCAGCACAAAATTATCTATCCACTACGGGAACTCCAAATGGTCAATTTTGGCTTGATGGATTTAGAACTCCTGATGGAAAAGTGCGTCAGTACATTTTTACAGAAGAAGAGGCTCGTGGAGTAGCAGCAAACGTAATTGGAAAAGATCGTGTGTTTGCTATTGGAATTGCTTTCTATCTAAGCAAGGAAAAAAAGCCTCAACCTGCCAACGCTCAATACTCTGGACGTTCTATTGGAATTGCATCAGGTCTTTATTCAACGAATCTAGGCAACTTTGCTCAGGGCTATAAATCTAAATCAGTTTGTGATGACAATAAATCCTTGCATCAGTTTGCAAGCGGTGAAGCCAACTTAGACATGTTTGACATTGCTAAAGGTGGTGTTGTTAATGATACTCAAAATACGTCCATTCCGTCCGTTGAGTCCGTTAATTTTGTTGCACCTAATAACCCAGCAATCACGACTGATGCACTGGTAGAGAACCAAGAGGCTTATACAGAGACTTCCTTTGTTGATCCAAATTCATTTGATCCTAATCCTAATACTCCTATTCCTAAAAAGAAAAAGGGAAGTCCCGTAAGAAGTCGAAATGTTGCAACTGTTAAAATTCAAAAGAATTTGGAGGTTGGGGCTGGTGCCAGCATCAATCAAGAAATTCTTCCTGATCCACAGGACATTGACTTCTGGCAAGAAGAACCCGTTGGTATGATTTATATCAATTATTGTTCCGAAGAAGATGCAGCCAAAATCATTGCGGCTGGAAAGAGAGAAGAAACTAAAGAAGGTTTCTTAAGTGGAATTCCAACTGGGAATTAACTTCTTCTTTCAGCTTCTTTCAATAGAATTTAAAATTAAAACGCCCCATTGCTTATGCTGTGTTGAACAACACTTACGACGCCTGTTAAATCTGCTGTTCCGTTCTCTACCAACAAAGCAATAGCTTGACCTCTAGGAACTCTAATCCCAGAAGATGTTTTTAAATGGTAAAGTGTATTTGCAACGGGACATTCTAAGAAAAATGCTATTCCTGCACTGGTCAATCCAGTCAAGTCTGTTCCATATTCTGCCATACCGTCCATTGTTGCAGATGATCCAATCGTTCTAGATATAGGATTTATTGACGTTCCACCAGATACGGTCCCTTCTACGCTATGAACGTAAACCCTGGTTGCGGCAGTTGAAGACAATCTAATATCTGTTATCTCAATTGCATTATCTCCAGTAGTGGTAAGGTAAAAAACGTAGTCATCGTCACCTGCTGTGTTTACATCACTAAATGGAAGCGACCAAACCTTTCCGGTAACCGATGAGACAAATGTAACATCTGCTTTAGATGGAGCGACACTATCTTCTGCCACTGTTGCTACTGGCGATAAAATTCTCATCCAAGACATTGATGATAGCGATAATCTAAAGACTGTTACTGCTCAATCTATTGCAGATCTTGGCGGTGGCGGTGGCGGGACAATAAGCATAACAGAGGCGTCATCTTCGACAATAGTTTTGACCAGTAGTAGCGAAAGCGTTCAATTAGCAGATGCCTCTGGTGCCGACATGACATTTGATCTTCCTGCGTCCTCTGCAAATAGCGGACTACATTTTTACATAAAAAAAATAGACTCCTCTAACAACACTGTAACATTAGATGGCAATAGCTCAGAAACCATAGATGGAGAACTAACCTATGCAATTGACACACAGTATATGTCTATTCATTTGATATGTGATGGGTCAAATTGGCACGTAATCTAGTTTTTTGTTTACATTTCCAAGATTTCAAAGTATAATGTATTTGAACCTTGGGAGAAAAAATGGATACAAAAAGCGAAAAAAGACTGTTAGAAGCCATCGAAAGACGAGCATCAAGACTTGCTAAATTGGCGGGGTTGCAAGCCCCCAAAAGCATTATTGCCAATGAATTCAGGGGAATTCTTGATTCTATATTGTGCTTTGCTCCAGATGAAACAACAAGCATTTTGACAGAACAAATGTTGAAAAATGCCCGCAAAACACGCATGATTTGCACGGAGTGCGGAGAATCTGAGGCATCGCCAGGAGATGGACTTTGCACAGATTGCGAAAAAGAACGCAATCTAGAGCAAGATGAATTTGATGAAATGATGAAAAGAGAGGATTTCATAGATATTGTTAACCCCAACAGATCTATGCCAGATGCAAACCCTGAAAACAATTGAAAGGAAAGAATAATGCTTAAGAGAATCAGAAGCTTGAATGCTTGGTATGACAGCGTACCCGAGCCTTGGAGGTTTTTTGTGATGTTGGTAGTTCTGGGAGGTCCAATCGTTATAGCTGGCTGTACTGCCGTTCCTCTGATAATAAGACTAACTGCGCTGATTCCCATCCTAACAACCCTCTTAATTCGGGTTATTCCAAAATTTCAAAAAGCCTAGTTTACAAATCTGACATTTTTGAAGTATATAGTTACATGGAATTTAAGGAATGGCTAGATATATCTGAGGGTGCCACTGACAACAAACACCCATTCAGAGTGATCTTTATGGCTGGCGGGCCTGGAAGTGGAAAGACATGGATTGCGAACCAAATGTTTGGTCAGGAATTCAAACGCTCTAATAGCGATGAAATTATGAAGCTGTTTTCTAAGAAGTCACCAGATATTGTCAAATCTGTGAGGGGACAGCCTGATTATGTCAAAAAGCAAGAGTTGGAAAAGAAGGCGGTTCGAATAAGTAAGTCTCGCACTGATTTTTGGGTCAAAAGCGGCATTCCTTTCATTGTTGATATTACTGGAAGAAATCTTGCTTTGGTTCAAGAGTTGAAGACAGATTTTGAAGGTGCAGGTTATGATGCATCGTTGGTTTTTGTGTCAACATCTTTGGAATCAGCTTTACGTAGAAATAAACAACGAAAAGGCGAGCGTGGAGCGCATGTGGCCGACGAAGATTTTCTCACCAACGCTTGGTGGAAATCCCATGAGAACTGGAAAGAAATGCGAGATATTTTTGGAGATGGCAACTACCAAACAGTCCTGAATGACAAGGATTTCGACCAACAAAGCCTTAGGCTTGTTGGACCGGAACTAAGAAAATTAGGCAATAAAATCATCAATCAAAGGCTGAAGAACCCCAAAGGTCGAAGTATTGTAAACAGGGAACTTGCAGCCTCTAGCCCTAAGCAAACAAGACGACAAGATTTACTGGGCGTGGATCACCCATGGACAAGGATTTCGACCAACAAAGCCTTAGGAAATCGCATCTTCTAACCCTAAGCAAACAAGACGACAAGATTTACTGGGAGTTGATAGCGTGGATCGCCCATGGCTTGCCCAATCAGATTACTCTCCGCAAAATGTCGGCGTGTAATCGAATTCTACCTTTACAGGAAATTAAACAATGTGGATGTTTACGAAGTATGGCTTTATTACTGCTGTGAATGCACGTACCGGGGATGGAAACCGCAACAACCCCACCGACCCTGATAAAATAATCATCAGAACCAGAGTGCTATCTCACATGGAAAATTTGAAGGAAGCCTATTCAGATTTACTTGGCGAATTTGAGATAGATGACGATACACATTCTCAAAGAGACTATAGGTATATAACCATCGTTCCAAAAGCTGTCTGGGTAGAAGTTATTGCCCGATTGGCGCTAGAAATGGATTATCCTAAGTTCAAACCTTCGGTTGTTGATTTCGATGGCAAAGAAGAATATCAAGAAAAGTGTCTTGAGGTTTGGCACACGATGTATGATTCGCAATTGTAATTACCAGACGTTATTGGGGCGGTGTCGGGCTAGTTTGCTTTAACGAAATCGGAAAAGTTTTCTGGCTGGGTAGACGTGGGCGAAACATCCTTTGCTTTTGTGTAAACTGGAGTTTTGACTTGCTGAGGGCTGTCTTGCATCAGTTCTTTATTCAGCTTTTTTAATGTCCGAAACTTATCTTTTAGTGCAGTGACTTCATTTGCAGTTGCCTTGTACATAGCAACAAAATTACTAAATTTTGGCATCCTATCCCTCATAGTCGTCAACATTGACTCTATTGAAGAGTATGGATTTGTTTTCGTATTGCTCATTAGCCCTCGTTCTGAGCTTGAGGATTGTCTTAGCTTAATTAAAGACTTGGCTAATTTAATTCCCTGAACCAATATTTTGTCTACTTCATTTATGCTTGGGTCATAATCTTGTGTTGCACTTAGTAAATTATCTTTAATCATACTCAGTCGTTTCGAAATACCTGCGTAATATCGCTCGGCTTTGTCAAAATTACTGACCTCTGGACGTTTCATCCAACTTGACACTTGCCCCACTCTTTGGTTTTGTGGCGACAAGGTTCTGTTGTGTTGCTTTCTTGACGGATACCAATCGTTGGCTGATGGGCGATTAGCTGGATCATTTTTATCAGAACCTTGAGATTGTACAATGGTGGTGATGTGAGTGATGTCCTTTGGGTTCATAAACACACCTTGTGTTGTTTCGCTTTGGTGGACATGTCCACTGTCATGGGTATCCGCATAAGAGTCTATGCCTAACTCTCTGCTAAATTTGTTCCAAATTGCTCGCCAATCAGATTTTGCTCCTGGCTTCTTAGACATAAAGTACGCCAGTCCTTGTGTTACTCTATATAAAAATTGGTTAGGATTTTTGGCTTTTTGGAAAGAGGCTGGCGTATAGTTATCTGAATCGTTGTATCCCAAAGCAAACTTGACAGCCTTCTCGTAGTCTAGATCATAGCGATCAGCAAGATCTTTTAATTTCTTGCCATAAGGCATTTCGGTCAGGTCGGAAGTTTTTTGATTCTGTTCGTCCTCCTCTATTTTTTTCAAACCTTCTCTAAGTGTGTCAATAATTTGGCGTTGCCAACCTTCCATTATTTCTATAAAGCGTTTGTCTTCAATGATGTCCGACGCAGCCACGTTATTTAGCAATCTAGCCCTAAGGTCTTTAAATGCTTCGATCTCTGTAGGATACAACGCTGTAGAATCATCCAATGATGCGAATAGTTGGTCCCTAATGTCTGACCATCTGTATGATCCTTCTTTGTATGTTCCTTCATTGCCAGCCTGCATTGGAGGAAGTTTGTCCTTAGTTTCAGTGTCATCGAGCAAGTATTGATATAAACGAATAGTAAAGTCTGGGTCATCGGAATTGCCTTCGATTGGCTCGGGGTATCCGATTGTATCCTCAATAGCTTTATGAATAAAATTTTTATTCGTAGCTTTATCCATCTTAAGTCCCATTTCCTCAAATAGGTCTTCTTCTGTAAAGGCTTCTATTAGATCCCTTAAAAAATCCTTCATTCGATCCTTGGTGTATATGTAACTTATTTCACCTCTAATTTCCCTTTTCTTTCTCTTAATCCACGTTCCTACCTTCTCTCTCCAGCCACCATAATTATATTTTGCGCCGAAAACATTTTCATTTTCGTCTGCGTGTCTTTCGAATTTTTCCAACGCATCTTCTGTCGCATCATCGAATTGACTGTACATAAACCTTCTTAACTCAACGTTATCATCATCACCATCATTGCCAACGTTAGCCAAGTTTAATTTATCTTTAATGTTGCTGAATTGTTTTTTCTGATCATCAGCGTAACCACCAGCTTCAAAATGAGATTTATTGGTTTTAAAAATGTGAATATATGGTCTACTGCCAAACGGAAGATTGGTGGTTTTTTTTAGGGCATACTTGATTGGAAAGGCGAAGATTCCTACTGGCGTTGACTTACTATCACTTATATGTGCTCTCTGTCCCAGCTTAGAAACCTCACTAAATGTTAGCCATATTTTGTTTACGTCCGTCTTGTTCACCTTAACTTCGTGAGCAACAATAGCCTTTACTTGTTCCCAAGCATCAACAGGACGGTATGACATTCCTGTTTTTGGGTTTATATGCAAATTATTTTTTAGCTGTTGAGCGTTTTTTGGGGACAGTGGTGCATTTTCAGAAAACAACCAATATAGGTCAAATTCGTTAAGCACGCTGGCGATTTCATCAAACAAAATAAATTCACGGAATTCCATGCATTTATCTACTCATCTCGTTTAACAATTAGTACATTTTTGAGTAAAAATCTACTCATCTCGCTTAACAATTGGGCTATTTTTGAGTATAATGAGTAACAGGCTTAATGTATAAGTGTTCTTTAGTTCAATTGACAGAGGTTCAAGTGTTTCATATTAGGAAATTTGACGAAAAAAAAATACTGTTTTTACACGGCTGGTTTTCGACGGGTAGCTCTAAGCGACTTTTTCTTGATTTTCTTGGACATGACGTATTTTCCCCTAAGTTAAGTGATTGGAGTTTTAGTGATGCTGTGAATCAAGCTCAAAAATCATATAAGTCATTCCAGCCCGATCTTATCGTAGGCAGTTCTCGCGGTGGTGCTGTGGCTATGAATATAGATAGTGGCAATACGCCGATGGTACTTCTCTCGCCAGCATGGAAAAAATTTGGAAAGTCAGATAAGCTTGAAAAGAACAATGTTATTTTAATTCATTCGCCCAATGATCGTATGGTGTCGCCAAAAAACAGCGCAGAACTAATGCTAAACAGCGTGGATGGAGTTTCACTGTATTCGGGGGGTGAAAATCACCGCTTAAATTGTAAGATAGGTCGAATGCATTTGAAGAAAGCAATTAACCAGTTGCTTGATTGACCAGCCAAAGTAGTCCGCTTCTGGGAACGTCAGGGGCGGTTGGCAATGCCTTCTTTAACATTCCGTTAATTTTTTTTGCTGCCACATTGCCAATTCCCGGCATTTTAAGAGCGGTCTTTGCCCACTTCAACATCTTGACATCAACGCCAGACTTTTCTAGTGCTTTGTTGATTGAGTTTTTCCACATGTGCTTGTTGCCGTAAATGAACTTCTCGGCTTTGCCAGTGCCAGCTAGGTTGATTTTTAATGCGCCCGTATCTGCGTTATAGCCCATCCACTCCCCACCACTGCTGGCGGCAGGGTTTTTTATCAGGAAGCTGTACAGTAGCGGTATAACCTCCTTAGGTGGCGTTTCAATGCCCAAGGTGTTAGTTGGAACTAATCCGCGTTTATGAAATTTAGAAAGCTGTCTTTCTGATTTATCAATCATCGCCCTCAAAGCACTGTCAGCACCAGTAAAGATTTCTAAGCCCTTGGTGTTAGCTAAGTGAAGGACTTCCACGGCTGCTCGCATTTTAGCAATATTGTTTTTCCCCCACATGCCAGTAAGTTTAATCATTCCTGGTTTATCATCTCTATAAGAGATACCACCACATGTTTTCATAAAAGTGCGTGAGGTAAGTAATTCTTCTGCGATTTCGTCTACGTTTGTATTGTCAGATTCCATCCTGTCACGGATTATTTGTAATTCGCTTTCTTCTGGGAACTGTCCAGCGAAAATCCATTTTGGAGAACGAGTTCCACCAGAACTTGGAAATGTCCAGTCTCGGTACGACCACGCTGTTTTCGGCAGTTTAGATGACTTTTCAGATTGTTCTTGGTCCATGCCGGTATCTACGTTGCGGCTGATTTCTGCGTCTCTGTGTGATTTAGCTACAGAATCGTAGGCATGTCGATACGAGATATACATAGCTATTTCCATAGCTTTGTCTTGAAACAAGTCAGACCCCCGCTTGGTTTCAATGTCTGTTTCACCTACTTCGCATATTGTCAGCCATTCTTTGAATTCCATAAAGCTATTTAGTTGTTTGAGAAAATCTTTTTGAAAATAGTTGTCAGACAACCGATTCTCGGTCAATAGCCTATTAATCGGGAATTATTTCAAAACTTAGTTTACAAATCTGACATTTTTGAAGTATAATGTGTCAGAGGAATGATTCTCAGGCAACTGCCAACTAGAAAGAAGAACAAAAATGATTTTACAAGTCAACGAACAGTTTCATGATTACGAGGAACGAAGGTTCTTTGTGAATAGTGATGACTTAGATGAAAAAAATCCTGTGGAAGCCATGATGTTAAAGGCTTCGAAAGACGTTGATTTCAATCAGGACGTTTTTATCAACGTAGATGAAATGAGAGAAAACAGTGACGACCCAGATTTTTGGGAAGATCCAGTTTTCAATCGCGGAAATGAAAATCACAGTGGAAGACCAGACAAACTGGTGAAACTGACTTTGTTTTTTGATTGTTGATCAGAAAGAAAAAAAATGATAGTGCGATTCGAAATTGTCAAGACAGATCACAGGGGAGACGACCCATTCTACGAAAAGTTTGATAGCGAAGAAGATGCTATCAAACAATTAGAAGAGTGGGATAAAACTGACCGCCTTGGTTCTTCCACATGGTACATCAGAAAGACGTACAAGGTAGGATGATGATTGGAATTGTAGTAGTTTTGCTAAACGAGGCTTCCATGAAGTCCGTTGAGAAGGATTTGCGCAAAGAAGGCATGGAAATAATTTCTGCCCTCAAGAAAACAAGAGTGTTCACAGGAAACATCGAGAAAAGCACACTAAAAACTATGCTGAACTTGCCAGGAGTCTGTGATGTTGAAGTCGAAGATAAACTTTTTAGAAAACTTAGTTGACAAACGACACTCAACGAAGTATAGTGTGGTATAAGAAGTGCGACACAAACAGTCGCAAACAACAAACCATCAATGTGACTCATGTGGCGTTGATATTTTGATTGCTTTTTTTACTAGAAGCATTGGTGTTACCCTCAGCGTCGGTTTCGACCGAAGTTGAGCCAGTAATGCACCTTGGTTAATCACCTTGGTGAACCTCATCGCAAGTGAGGTAAGGGCAGGAGAATCACCACTGGGCTTAGACGATTTGAAAACTCACTCAGATTTGAGCTATGATACGGCAGCAATGCCATGTTAATCTCAAACAGAAAGTCACTTGGAAATCCCTTGGGGTTCGAGACTCCCAAAAAAAGTAAACCAAAATAAAAACAGTGCTTCGGCACAGCCAAATGAACCACTTAGCGGGCTGATAGTTTACTATCAGCAACACCTTATGAGCAACGGGGGCGGTGGCCACCAAACCCGTTGTCTTATAAGTTTTTTATTTTTATTGAACAAAATTAACTTCACATACGTACTATAATAATACGTAAGAAAACAAAAGATATAAAATGAATTACCTAAGCAACCTATTATCGTCCTTGTCTTATTCACTGCTCTTTAGCAGTGGACACGCAGACGCTATAGACTTGCTCTAAGGGTTAACGGCACAACAACAGCCTCCTTGACACGTCAGCGTCAAGGAGGCTTTTTTTATGTACTTACATAAGCCCAGATACGCCAACGGCAGAGCGACTAGTTTTAGGAACTAGTGTTAGCAGGTTCGAATCCTGCTCTGGGTACTTGAAAACAAACTTTAAAAAACGTAATAAAAAGGAAAACGTATATTACCATGATTGTTTAATGAGTCGGTAGCTGAGATGGACTAGCGATGGTGTCGGCAGATGCCATAACGGAGATTCGAGCACTTCCCGGCTCGCCTATGGGCGATGCTCCACACACCTGTCTGTAAAACAGGCGGCGTAAAATTGTGTGGTGGGTGCCGTAGAGGTTCGATTCCTCCATTTCCCACTTTAATCATGGATATACAAAATGAACGAAATATTAATTAATGCACTTGTCTCTTGGGATGAATGTAATGAACTTGAACTTAACAATGATGAAATAAATTATTTTTTCAGACGACCAGCAGATACTCATGGAGGTTTGAAAAAAAGTTGGCAAAAGTTTTCTGGCGTGGGAAATCCCGATAGGATTGTTCACAAAATGGAAATGGAAATCAGAAAACAAAGACAACGTGATGAAAGAGAAAAAGCACTTATTTGGCTTGAAGGTCTTTCTACAAAACGTCTATTGTCAATTTTAAGATGTGAAGGAAACAATAGCTGGTGGCATGGATGGAAACACCAATGGAAGTGGGAAACTTTTTATCCCGCAGACGTAAAGGAAATTTTAAAAAAACGACCTCATGTTTGCACTGATAAAAACCTCTCATCGAAAGAAAGAAATGAATTAAAGAAGGCTTCGAAAAAAGATAGAAAAGGTAGGCGAAGTTATTCTTGTAGAAGATAAGGCAGTCCTTCGGGATGTCTTAGCCCGTCAAACAGGTCAGGTGCGAGAGCAAGCAGCCTATGACGGGTGTTATGGAGCTTTGAAGCTGGTCGGGTGACAGCGCTTGGCTGAAGACCAAGAAAGTTCGGTTCGACTCCGAAAGGCTCCACTAGGTTTTGTATAGTGTAATGGCGCACGCTCCATGAAAGCGGAGAGGAGAGGGTTAGATTCCCTTTTGCAAAACCGCTTACGGGACGGTAGGCAACGTAGACCAGGGATTTTTAGAAAATCTCATGATTGTGGGTTCGAATCCCACCCGTCCTACTTACAGAAGTGTAGCTAATTGGTAGAGCAGCAAACTTGGAAAGTTTGTGGCCTGGTTAAAGGGTCTGCTGGTTCGAACCCAGTCACTTCTGCTTCCGCTGTGGCGAAATTGGTAAACGCGATCCCACGAGAAGGGGGTGTCACTTGGCAAAGTGACTTGCAAGTTCGAATCTTGCCAGGGGAACTATGGGACGGTATGGCAATTGGTAGACCAGAAAATTTCAAATGTTTTCATGATTGTGGGTTCGAACCCCACCCGTCCTACT